ATCTTTTGGGGCGGGGAGGGGAATACACAACGCTAGATATTATCCAGAAGGCAGGAGTGTGTGCAGTCAACAGCATTATTTCAGAACTCAGAGCTAACGGTTACAGCATTGACTGTCAGCGTAGAGCAGACAAATGGTTTTACAGGATGAACAAATGAAGCCAATTACTAAAGATCGTATCGAAGAAAAGATTGAGCGCATCACTGAAAGTGGCTGTTGGATTTGGATGGGGGCAACTACGGTCAGAGGATACGGTCAACTTCTAAGCAACAACAGAAAGTTTTATGCTCACAGAGCAAGCTATGAAGCCTTCATTGGTGAGATACCAAAAGGTATGTATGTTTGTCATGCTTGTGACAATGTTTATTGTGTTAATCCAGCCCACCTTTTTTTAGGCACTCAAAAGCAAAACCTTGAGGATATGGCAAGAAAAGGACGCAGCACGATTGGAGAACGGAATCCAATGGCTAAATTGAAAGAAGAAGACGTACAAAAGATTAAAGCCGAAATTGATTATGGTCTTTCAAATTCAGATATAGCTATAAATTATTCGGTGTCTCGCCAAACAATAAACAATATTAGAAACGGAAAGGCTTGGAATCATGTCTAACATAAAAGTTTTCATTTCGACACCTATGTACGGAGGCCAGTGTTACGGCTTCTACGCTCAGAGCTTGCTACATCTTAATAATCTTTTACGAGATAACAATATAGAAAGCATGATGTCATTCATGTTTAACGAGAGCTTGATTACTCGCGGCAGGAATGCACTAGCGCATGGCTTTATGAAGACAGATTGCACACATCTATTCTTTATTGACGCAGACATACAGTTCCATGCTCCTGATGTTCTGCAAATGATTGAAGAAGACAAGGATGTAATCTGCGGAATCTATCCCAAAAAAGAAATTGATTGGAATGGTATCAAGAATGCAGTAGATGCTGGAGTACCTGTAGAACATCTGAAATACTTTACGGGTGCTTTTGTGGTCAACCTTAAAAATTATGAAGGTTCTGCCACTGTGCCTGTTGATAAGCCTGTAGAGATATGGAATGGCGGTACTGGATTCATGTTGGTTAAACGTGAAGTGTTTGAAAAGCTAAAGCCGCTAGTGCCGTGGTACGTCAACGATGTTCTTGATCTGTCTGGAAACATGGGAGCAGAACAAATCAGCCAGTATTTTACTGAAAGTATAGAGCCAGAAACTAAACGGCTTCTGTCTGAAGACTATCATTTCTGTAAGACATGGCGTGATAACGGTGGTGAGATATGGGGAGCACCGTGGGCAGGTCTGACGCATATAGGAACCTACGCATTCGATGGCAAACTACTACCAGCACCATAAGGAGATAACATGATTGAAGGTACACCCACACAAAGACCATTCTTTGCTTTGTTCGATCACATTATGGAAAAGCATAATCTAAAGAACGATGCGAGACTTTATGAATTCTTTGATAAAAAGATGAGTAGGCCAGACATATCTAAGTTTCGTCATCGCAGAAAGAAAATGGGAGCTGGTCACATTCTCTTGATACATGAGAAATTAGGTATGCCTGTTGCTGACATACGTAGTTTTTTAGAGCAGGAGTAACTATGGAAGTTTTCACCATCATTACGTTTATTGGTGGCTTCCTAGTTGGGGCTGGTATTGCTACAGCAGTTATCTTCGGCTTTTTCTTTTGGCTGTTTTCGCGGAGCGAATAAATGACTGAGCCGTGGGGGCGCCTTTGCTCCCCGGCTGTCTCATTCTCTCACCGCTGCCAGCTTTGATACGCTGACGTTTAGCATGGATGTTTGCGTATAGTCCGGGTTTCATCGGCATTTCCATCTCCGCATAGATGCTCTAGCGCGTTCTGAATTCTTAGCTGTCTTAACAATCCCACCCATCCTTGCACAGAAGGATGCTCGTCTGCCAGCCTCAGACTTGCTAGGCTTGCTGGTAGTCACAGGAGGCTTTAAATCGCTTCCTGTCTCACGATTGTACTTAGCCCTACCCTTAGCAGTTAAGCCAGCACCTTTGCTTGCTGGTAGCTTCTCACCACGGCCTACAGCTAAACTAGGATTCTTAGGCATTAGTAACTCCACACAGTAGGACGGTTAGGGCTAGTAGTTAGATCAACATGAATAAATCTTCCTGCGCCTTTCTGCTGTACACCTATCCCTGTAAATTCTAACTCCATGGCAAGCGACAAAACCTGATGCGCTTCTGAACCACTAACGCCTATGTCGCAAGCTAAACCTGTAGAGTGCGCCCCCGGAGATGCTTTCTTCGCCTCTATAGGATGTTTCGGGCAACGATAACCTGATGTTATCTTCATTGGTTTCCCGTACTTGTTCCGCAGTAGTTGAAGCTTGTCGAGTAAGCTTTCGTTTATTTCGTTTGCGCCACAATGACTGCAAGAAAACTCCGCAGCGGTAAAGTTAGGGTACTTAGACCAATCTATTTTAGTCACGATTGTCAGATGTAATCATGCCGATCAAACCGGCAAGACCAAGACCAGCGGTAACAATAGCCTCAGTCATTGCCGGAGCAATAGGAACACCGATTGCAGTCAGAAACAGAATAGCACCACGCCAAGTAGATGGTTCTTTTGCTCTAGCTAAGAAGTAATATTTCATAGTCCCTCTCCGGGAGTAACGTAAAGCTTGGCATTGTTATGCGGAGCAATAATCCTTAAATATACTGTTTTAGTAGTGCTGCTCTGTGGGCCAGTAAAAACCTTCTCTGTATAAGGAGGAATCGCTACCACCGCAGCGCCAGATTCAGTAGGAATCGTTGCTGTAATATCTGTTGTTTGTCCATACGCAACAAAGACTGGATCATTCTTGTCTGTATTGAAAACAAGATATTGATTCACAGGGCTAACCGCAGTAATAGAAACAACATTACCCTGAGTATTTGCACTAGCAGCCGTAGCTACAACGCAATTACCCATAGGTTGAAACGCAATATTATTAGCCATCAATAAACCTTTTTCTGGCCTTTCACCATATCAGTCGGGCTGTTCTTACGGTCATCGGAACCGCTAAAACACCACATAGATTGAAAGCCACCTTTAGGCAAAGAACCAGACTTGTAATATGGATCACCACCAGCACTCATATCAGAAGGCATCTGAGGACGCATTGCCACACCGTTTTGTTGGTTATTCGTTTGATACTTTTTCATCACTTAAACTCCTGTCTTTACGCAAAACCAAAAAGGTAAATATGGAAAAGATAGATAGCGCAGCTAATCTCTCCCACTGCGGCCCCCACATTGCCCACGCAGTCATTCCGCAAACCATGCTTAAAGCTAAAAATACTACTAACCTGCCAGCTAGTACGCTAAGTGCAATTCTGATAATAGAAGTAGCATCCATGAATATCCCCTTATAACAATGGTATTCAAATAATACTACTCATCTTCATCATTTGCAAACCCGCTTCCCCACTCATCATCTGTTAGCTTTAGTTTAATAGCCTCCAGCTTCAAAGCTCGGTCTATGACTTTCATCTTCTCCGTAATGCTGGCGGTAGCATCTGCCATCACTTCCTTCAAAGACTTGCTGATTGCTTCTTCGAGTTCAGGATTTATCCCCTTATCCTTTTTCCTACTCATCGCATACGACCTCTATTCTCTTTCTTTGCCTTACGAGCAACACTATAAGCAATAGCTACGGCTTGCTTTTGAGGCTTGCCGCGCTTCATTTCCTTAGAAATGTTCTTGCTCATAGACTTCTGGCTAAAACCTTTTACTAAAGGCATAGCAGTCTCCTAGCGTTTCATCTTACGGTTTCCCATACGCATAGGCATGGAAGGTTTTAGAGTGCGTCCTAGATTCTTCTGAGCCTCCGCAGAGCCACGAACCTCATTCTCGCCAGCACGACGAGTGTCATCTTCCATCTTACGCATTTCTGCTTTTGAATAATCTTTACCGTACATCATTATCTTGCTCCTAAGTTGGGTGCAGCAGAGTTAATTTGACCACGCTGGTTTATTACATCCCCGATACTATTGATTGTGCCAGTTCCAGCTCTAGGAATTGCATAACCAACAATTGCATTTTTAATTAGTCTGCCCATAAGCGTCAACTTCTCAGGTTCAGAAATTGAAACACTAGCAATCTCTTGTAGCTGGCGGCTAATTTGATCCGCTTCTTTCCTACCTATCAAGCCAGTTCTGAGCAAAGAATCTTTTAAGCTTGTATCATAAAAGCGCATAGCGCCAAACACGCCCTGAGTAGCTTTGTCAGCCAATACCTGACGCACAGACTCACCAAGTATCTCTCTGCCTTTAGGAGCCGCAGCAATAGCAGGAGCTATACGATCCCACAGTGTTCGATCACCAGACAAAATGATTTCACTAACACGGGCAGCAGGTTCAGCAGTGCCTAGAATCCTTGCCGCCTCTTTCTGTGCTTCTTGAGTTACCTTGCCAGCTTCTGTAGCGCCAATCTCAGGGGCTTTCCCTGCTTCTTTGGTAGCTATTGTTTGTTCTGCTTTTAATCTTTCTCCTACCTTAGTAGCACCAGCAGCCCTAGCTTCAGCACGTTCTAAGTTAGCTATGTAAGAATCTGCCGATCTACGAACATTTGGTAGCGCACTAAGAAAGTCTGAGTTCTGCTTACTGGTAATCCAGTTTCTAGCAGCAGACGCATTCTTGCCTTCCAAGTTCTTAGCTACAAAGTTAGCAGCTTCACGCTCAACTAACGCAGCATCACCTACCAACTCTATAGCGTCAGCAACAGACTGTCTGCTGTTAAAGAATGTACTAGGCAATGCCTTGTCATCAGAAGCAAACTTGGTTGCATCTATGCGATCCATCGCAGTAGCTTTAGCACCTGCTTTGGTTTTGAACTTGTCTATTAAGCGAGAAGCAATTTCATAATCTCTTTGCAATACATCTTGTGCTTCACCAGCATACTTAGACTGAATGTTGCTTAGCTTTATGTAATAGTCTTCCGCAACCTTGCGAGTCAAACCTTCATAGCCAGCAACTTCTTTACCAAATGCAACATCACCAAGCTTACGTCGTACAGCATCCAAAGCTTCAAATGAACTTGGGTAAGTCTTGTAAACAGGATTTCCTTGTTCATTTACTCCAGCCAATACTCTGCGACCACTTACAGCCTCATAGATATTGTTGTAAGCGTTTAGTAATCCCTTCTCTGTAACTGGAGCAGTGGCTTGTTTTCTAGCTTCCTGACCTATTAACAACTTGTTGCGTAGATCACTAATCATTGTTTTAAATTCAGGCAATGAATTAACGAGAACGCCAGCACCTTCTTTCTTCTCTACTTCTGCATCACGTATTGCTTTTTGATCTAGATAAGCTTTAGACCTAGCCAGTGATTGCTCATCAAACCTAGCAACAATACTGTTTCTTATGTTGCGACCAATGTCTGACAGTTCGCGTGTGCTATCACCTAGATTACGCAAAGCATCTTTAGCACCTTGCAGTATTGCTGTTTTTGTTTCCGATACCTCACCACCTAAACTAGCAAAACCTTTTGCTCTACGCTGTGCTTCTAATCCTTCACGGGTTCCTGATCGTTCTAGTGCCTGTGCTTCTTGTGCCGCTGTACCTGTCATGGTCTGCACATCTTTAGCTATAACGTCATACAGCTTTTTCTGTGCGTCTGTAGTAAATGGAGCCTGACGTAGTTCGTTAATACGTCGCATGACTTCTTCACGCTTAGCACCAGCAAGATTAGCAGCGCCAACATCATCCATCACACTTCGCAATAACATACGAGTATTAGCAGCAGTTGGAGATACTGATCTTATTAGGCCAGACAAACCTCTAGCGCCACTAGAAAGAATTTCTATAGGAGCAAGACTACCTAATACCCTTGCTGACTCAGCTATAGGGGCAGGAGCGCCAGCCAACTCAGCTACTTGACCAGCAGTCTCGCCAGTTGCGCCACTAAAACCGCCAGCAAGTGAGCCTACAGCGCGTTGCTTTGCTCCCATCATGCTAGGAGCAGCAGATTTCAAAGCACGACCAGCCATCTGCACAGGCTTGTAAGGAACTTTCTCTAGTACCTGACCAGTGCCATAAGCAATTTCTGGAGTAAACGCGCCAGCAACACCACCAAATCCAGCGGAAGTAGCCACATCTTTGGCGCGATCCATAAGCCCTTTTTCGGCTTTAGGTGCAGTGGATTCGCCCTCGTACTCAATACGACCACGAACGGGCTGTGGGGTTTCTTCGTATTCGATAGCCATTATCGTGCCCTATAAATAGCGTTTCTACCGCCAACACTAATCGGCGTTCCATCTTGAATAGCTCCAGAAGCAAACGCTGCATCTGCTTCAGCCTCACTTGCAAACGATCTACGTTGCGTTGCACCAGCAGCAGCAGGTTGTTCACTAGCGCTAACCGCATAACTTTCGTTAGGATTAACCATTGTTGGCGTACCCGGTGACATTGTTCCTGAAATATCTGGAGCGTTGTACATACCGCGAATAGCGTTAATCTTTTGTCCTACTCGACGTTCCATGCCATCTAGCTTATTAAGCATTTGTTGCTGTGAGTCACCGGGTTGCGGAACAACTCCATAGTTACGTAACGCTTCACCACCAGTAACGGCTTTACCAGAAATAGTTAAGTAGTAGTTGTTACGCATATCCCTAACTTCCGTTAAGAATTTAGCTAACTTGCTAGGCATTTGACGTTGCATTACTTGAGAAATAGCCTTGCCGCCTTCTTCTGATAAGAAAGACTCTACTCCGTACTGTTTAATTTGCTGCACAAGCTCACCGTCTTGTAATTGGTTTTTCAAAGAACCAATATCAACACGAAGCTGATTGTCAGCTATGTAAGCCTCTTGCAGCTTAGCTGGCATCTTTAGACCGCCAGTAGTACCTTTTAGTTCAGCAAGTGCCTTTGTCTGCGCCATCTGAGCCATACGTAAGCGCTCTTGTTGAGCCAATTCTCTTTCTTTAAATTTGCGATCTTCTGCTTGCTTGAACTGGTCGTTAGACATTTTGACAAGTGAATCAACATCCTTGCCTGTTTGAACAACAGTCTCTAGTGCAGCCATATCACCGTTCTTCTTGCGTTTAAGATCAAGAAGATCAGAACCAGACTTTGCTAATGCTATTTCTATAGCAGTCTCACCAGCTTTAAAGTCTTGCTGCTTGAGTTGGATAGCTTCTGTTAATTCCTGCTGTAGCGTTTGAACTTTTAGCTGCAAAGCCTTCAAGTTCTTGTCAAATGATTCGCGCTCACGTTTGTAAATGTCAGCACGACCTTTTTTATAACCTTCCAGCATTCCATTCATGCCAGCCATAGCAGCATAAGCATTATCTTTAGCACCACCACCTATCGCCATACCAATAATTCCAGTAAGACTAAAGATAGTTGCTATATCTTGTGCAGATTCTTTTGTTGGTACAAAAGCAGCACTAGCCAACTCTTGACGAGCTGTATTTAAATTAGTGCGTTCAGGCAAGTCACGTAACTCTGTAGCTTGAGTTTCTTGTAACTGCATCTTTTGTTCTAAACCAGCAACCTTTTGTTCTTGCTCTTTACCAGCAAGCTGCGCCTCTGTATCTGCAATGCCTTGACG